ATGCACACGTCCCCGGAGGCCGCCATCCAAGTTCAACGAGCCCCGGGACATCCTCCTGCCCTCATGACCGCCTCGACTAGCTCCACGAACGTGATCCCTATCGTGGCACCCAATACAACCAAAGCCAAACGCTCTCTCATGACACCGCCCCCATGATGCGCACCATCAACCCAATCAAGGTCAGCATCAACACGCCCACGCTGATCATGGTTGTGACCATGATGCGTTTGGTTTTGCTGACGGCCTGGAGCTGCTGTTCGTGAGCTTCCTGTGTATCCATCCTGCCCTCCAAATGGGCAACCCTCTCCATCAGACCTATTCTCCCTGGTCGTCGACGCTCCTCTGTTGGCCCATAGAGGTCCTCCTCTATTTGAGCCAAAGACCTCCCGCCGTTGTTTTCAGACATCGCCGACATGCATGCGTACGCGTTCGGCGCTCCACCGGCCTCCGGCGACGATCTCGGGGTTGCGCTTTGCTCGGGCGAGGTTGCGCCAGTACTCGTCCTCGGCGCCACTGCGGATGTGGTGTGCGGTGCGGGTGGCGTAGTCGATCACCAGCCGCCGCGTCGGCTTCTCGTGGTCCTCGTCTTCGGTCTCTGTGATGACGACTTGTGTTGGCGTAGGCATCTCGTCCCCCTCGTTGGCGGGCTGGTCGAATCGGCTGCGCTCCTCCAGCGATCCGATGATCTCAGGGCCGGGGCATAGTTTATCCCACCAATCACTGTGCCCAGACAGCCTTAGGTCATCTGGGAACGCGCCCTGTCGTATCCCGTGCCACAGCCAGGCGCGCCACGCCCGCCAGGCCGTGTCGGCAATCGGGTTTCTGCCGTCGCCGATGTAACAGCAGGCGTAACCATCCTTATTTCGCCCACGTTGGGTGTGGGCGCCGTCGCGCTTCCACCCGCGGGCGTCCAACACCGCCCCGCCAATATCTGGGCAGTCCGCCCAGCCGGCTGTGTAGCCGCAGTACGTCCACCCCTTCTTTCGCACGTGGTAGCGGTGGTAGCCGCGCCATATCGCCATTACCGCTGACAGCGACAAGCCGTTGCCGCGCCCCACCCCGTGATGGCCAATCCCGTGGGGGCGCAACATCTGGCCGCGCGGCACGCCCTTCCGGCGCGGCAATCCGGCCTCGCGTCGCGTGACGTGGCGGACCTGGGCGCCGGTGGCCGGGTCGGTGAGCGTCTTAGTCATCAGGCAGGGCCACGGGGTCGTCTAGCCCGTCGTCGGGCGCGGCGTGGTCGCCGCCGCCGGCCTTGTCGCGCTCGTAGGCGGTCGCGTTCGGGTCGATCTCGCCGTGCATGTTCGCGATGACCTCGTCCAGGGCGCCCTTTGGCTCGGTGAAGCGCCGCTGGACGAACCTGCCGATCCGCTCGCCGACCAGCACCGCGGCAGCCGTGGCCAGCACCCCCGCCGACGTCTGCACGTCGCCCGGCACCTCCTCGGGGACCTGGCTCAACCCCCAGTCGGCCAGCGGCACCAGCAGCCCCGTGATCGCGCCGGTAAGACCACCAGCGGCCTTGACGGGGTTATCCTTCAGTTTCTCCTTCACTGTGTACCTCCCTGCGGGACGTTGTGGGCAGCCAGAACGTCGTCGATGGTTTGTTTCTGCTCGTCGGTGAGGTCGCCGGCCTGGTGGGCCTCCGCGAGGCCTGTGCGCAGCAACTGCCAGTTGGCAGAGTTGAGCGCGTCTAGCACGTCCGGGTAGGCGCCGATAAGCCGGCGGGCGGTCGTCCTGCCGAGACCCTGCTCCGGGTCGAGGACGGCGAGCTTGATGTCATCCGGGTCGGACGGCTCCGGCGGCGGGTCGTGGTCGTCGACGATCTGCTGCACGCCGTCACGGTCCGCCTCGTCCACGTTGATGACGAGCTGGCCGGCGTTCATCAGAACGTCGTCGTCGGCCACCTCATAGCCAGCACTCCGAAGTTCGCGTGCTAGCACGTCACCGTTTACCCCAGCCGGCGGGTCGAACGCAGCCATCAGAACACCTGCCCGATGTAGGTCGCCTGCAGAAACACCCTGTCGGGACCTGGTTTTGTGTTTCGGTCCCCCCCGGCGTCGTGCCGCCCCCTCAAACTAAGCACGCTACCGCTACTCGCGTTTATCAGCGATATTGACACGACCGTAGTCCACGCCGCCGTCGGCGGGATTACGACCTCGGTCATGTTATAGCCCTCGAATCTTATGATGTTGAAGCGATAGTCTCCGTCTTGGCCGTCTTCTTCGTAGGCCAGCGATGCGACGACCAGCCATATGCCTCCCTTGTCCAGCACGATGCGGTTGTTCGCCAGGTCGGCGAGATCGTCATTCTCGTAGTCGACCGTGTCGAACTCAATGGTGGTGTAGGTGGTATTGGCTATTGTTTGGGCGGAGTTCTGATAAATGCTGACGGTGGACGAGTGGAGACGCTGCCAACGTTGCCACGTCGTCCCGGACGTGGCGACCCTGAAAAACACATCCCGCCCGATGCTGTTCCAGTTATACTGGATGTAGTTTGATCCTCCGGTGGGGTTGAGTGTCTCCACGATCCCGTTTGCGTCTTGGGGGAACGACCCTTGAGCATCGCGGAAAACCGAATACCCCTGGGGATAATCTTCCGGGTTGGCGGTGACGGTGAAGGCGTCGTCGCCGAGAGTGGGAAACACACCCCCTTCGACAGTGACGTTACCGGTGAACGTTCCGCCGGCTTTGGGGACGTAGGCGGTGGGGTCGGACACGAGCTGCCACGTGCCGCCCGCGGCAGGGTCGGCGGGATCGTCGGCGTGAAAGACGTCGACGCGGACGAACGCGCCGCCGGAGTCGACGATCATCACCAGCCGGCCGTCGTACAGATCGTCGCCTTCGATGGCGTCCCGCTCGGTTTCGGTGACCCGCGGCGCGTTGAAAAGGCCAGCGACGCGGTCGGCGAGCGCGGCCATCTGGTCGGGGCCGTGCGGCGGCTCGTCGAGCTCAGGCGTAGGGATGGCGCCGCGGTCGGTGTAGACCGTCATGCTGGCAGACTCCTATGCCGTGGGCGGCGGTTCGACAATGAGGTCGTCCCAGGTGGGGTGGGCGTCGACGGTGGCCTGCCAGGTGGCGTAGGCGTCGACGACGTCGCTCCACAACCAGCCGGGGGTCGTGCGGTGGTGCAGCTGGATTCCGGCGGGCTTGGCGCGGCGCAGCGCGGCGATCACGGGGGCGTCGTCGTCGGTTTCGCTGTCGAGAGTGGTGACGCGCACGTGCCACGGTTTGGCTGTCCCATCGGCGGTGGTGCGCTCTTCGACGCGGACGACTTTGTCGCCGGACAGCCACGGCTTGGGCGCCTCGCGGAAAATGTCGACGGTGCCGAACCGCTGGCCGGGCGCCTGATCGACCTGGTCTCGTTGGCTGGCCTCGTCGAGGTCGGCGTCGACTTTCTCACCGACCCACAGGCCCAGCCAGCGCAGCTGCCCGGCCGGGGTGGCTTGCGGGTCGAGTGTGGCCTGCCAGGTGGCGAGGTCGACGACGTCAGCGACCTGGCTGGCAAGCGCGGCGTGCCAGCCGGCCACGATCCCGTGCGTGTCGCGGTCAACGAGGCCCGAGCCGAGCGCCAGCCAGCTCGTGTCGATGAGCGGATGGGCCATGGCGATCAGGCCGGGTCGGTGACGGTAATCGTCAGTGTCGATTCGGACACGCCAACGCTGGCAGCGTCGTCACTGTCGAACGGGGCTGGCAGCGGAGCGTCGCCGGGCAGCGTCACGTCGTCGGTGGCCCCGTCGAGCGTGAGGCTCTCGACGAAGTCGACGCCGTCGACGACGGCGAGGATGCTGGCGGTTTCGAGATGGCGGACGGTGTCGCGCAGCGTCCAGGCGGGGTCGAGGGCGTCGTCGTCGGGTGCGGGGTCACCCCACCGGCTCGGGCCGATCCAGTCTCTGATGGCCTGCTCGCAGCGGCTAGCGAGGGTGGCCGAGTCGACGTCGACATGCCGGCGGACGGTGGCGGCCACGTCCACTGGCGTGTAGTTCGGCTCCATGGTGTGCACGTTCACGTTGAGCACGCGACGTTCGGCGAGGGCCGCCTCGACGTCGCTTTTGACGCTGGCGGCGACCGCGAGCCCGTCACTGTCGATCGGCACGACGGTGACGGCCCCGTCGACGTCCTGGTCGGGGGTGGCGGGGTCGTACAAGTCGAGCGCGAGCGCCCGGTGAACGCCGGCCGTGTCGGCGGCGAGCACGGCGAAGTGCGACGCGTGAATGGCAGTGATGTGCAGCAGCTGGGTGCGCCGCACGAGTTTGGCGAGGTACTGGGTGAGGGTCTCGGGGTCGGCGCCGCCGGACGTCTGACCTGTCAGCTCGACGGTGTCGACCGCGGCGAAGCTCTCCAGCAGCTCGACGGTGCCGGGGCCGAGACCGTTGGCGTGCGATCCGGCCTCGACCGCTTCGACGACGACAGTGCCGGTCGTCTCGCTGGCGTTGATCGGCAGGCTCTCGACGGTGGCGAACTCGACCTGCTCGGCAGCCGACACGTGGTAAGCGACGCGGGCGCCGGTGGGGATGACGTAGCCGAGGTCGTCGAGCATGGTGAACTCGACGTTGCCGGTGGCGGCGGTGCCGAACTCGCGCTTGATGTCGTAGAGGCGCTGGCCGGCTTCGGCGAGGATCCAGTCGCCGACGCGCTGCACCGCCTGGCGAGTGACGGCGTTGATCCGGGCGAGCTCTTCAGAAACGATCACCTCCACAGCCGCCGAGTGCGGCACCCACCCCTCGAGGCGGGCAGCGATCCGGTCGAGGGCCTGCCGAGCGACCGCGTCGGGGTCGGTCTCAACGTCGAGCGGTTCATAGCGCCACGGGTCGACGCTGCTCACCGACCGACCTCCAGCCGCGTGGTCTCACGCCCCACCTGGTCGACCGCGTCGACGGTCGCGTCGACGGTCACCCGCGGCTCCCAGCCATCCACGACGTCGGTGAGCTGGCCAGCATCAACCCCCGCGAACGTCGGATCGTCGACGCCGAAGTCCATGACCGCCAGCCGCTCGCCAGGCCGTGTTGCGACGACGACAGCGACGCACTGGACGAGGTCATCATGCGAGCCCTGATCGACAGTCGGGAAGTGGCCGCGGCGGTCCAGCGGCGCGCCGAGCCGCACGTGCGGGATGTGCTGCATGAGACGGGCTCCTCAGCCGCGGCGGGGCCAACCAACGAACGCCACCACCCAGGGGCGCTCGAGACGGCCGTCAGCGAACGCGACCAGACAGCGCGTGCCGGACGGCGGGTCAGTGCGCCAGCCGATGATGTCGACGGTGTGAGTGTGGGGCCCCGACCCCGCCGGCTCGACGGTGCCGTCGTCGTACTCGTGCGGCGGGCCCGGGTCGGCCAGGTCCCAGCCGATCTCGAGCCAGTCGATCGGCCGCTGCCAGGCGCACGGGCCGACCTCGCGCAGCGCAGAGCCATCGAGCCGGCGAATGCGCGCCCACAGATGGTCGCCGTCGACGCGGGTTACCTCGCCTTCGAGGCACACCGGCAAGTGCGGGTCGGCCCTCTCGCGCTGGGGCTCGCCGGCCATGAGCCCCTCGATGCCGCGGCGTCGGCGTGGCGAGCTCATCGACCGTCCTCGTTGCGGCGGGTCAACGTCACGGTCGCCAGCTGCGACCACAGCGAGTCGAGCGCGACCTTCGACACGAGCCAGCGTCCCGACAGCGGGCCAACGTCGGCGAGCTCGACCGGGGTGGACGGCGCCGGACCCCACGCTTCGCCGGTCCAGCCGGCCACGTCGTAAAGCTCGACGGTGGCGGTCTTGGCGCGCTTGCCGGCGTCGCTGTCGCCATCGACTGCGCCGACCGGCCCGTCATGCTCGACGACCTCGATGGGGTCGCGGCCGCCGGCGGCTACCGCGTTCCCGTCGGCGAGCCACCCGTCGCCGGCCAGCACCAGGATCCGGCCGAGAGAGAAAAGGCGCCAGTCGAGCTGGTCGGCGTACCTGCCGAGCGCGTCCCAGGAGCTTTCGTCGTCGGCGGCCGGCGTGTCCTCGCTGTTGTCGCCGCGGGCGACCTGTTTGCCGTCCACGGTGGCGCCCGGCTGGACGCCGCGCGCATCAACGTCGACCTCGGCGGCGAGCTGGCCAGCGAACGCCGACACGTCACCGTCGTTGCGCTCGCGAAAACCGGTCTGACCGCGCAGCCGCCACACGACGTCGTCGACCCACCGGCACGTGAGCTGGTCGCCCTGTTTTTTGACGCCGGCCAGCCGGAGGGTGATCTCGCCAGCGGGTTGGTCGACAGCGAGCCGGACCGGCTCGTCGACCAGCGACGACCGCAAGAAGTGCCGGTCGTGATCGCGGACGGTCAGGTGGAGCTGAACGGGCCCGTCAATGGTGCGTTCGGCGCGGCCATCAGTGACCTGGTCGAGCAGCCGGCCGCCGCGCGCATGGCCGATGTCGAGGCGGTCGCCAAGCAGTTCGGTCATCGGCCCGGCACGCGGATGGCAGCGCCAGCAAGGTCGGCGTCGGCCGAGCCGACGTCATTGAGGCTGGCGATCTCGTCCCACCGGCTCGTGTCGCCCAGCAGCCGATGAGCGAGCGTCCACGGCGTGTCGCCGGCGGTGGCCGTCACGGTGCGGGCCGGACGCGAGCGCTGCACCCGCCGGCGCACGCGCACGGCCGGGGTGTGCTCAACCTGGACGGCGGGCACCTCCGTCAGCGTGATGGTTACGACCTGATAGATCCGCTCGCCGGAGTCGAACCGGATCTGCTCGTCGCCCCACCCGAGGTCGTCGATGACCCACCGGCGGTGGGCATGCTCCCAGGCGCCCAGCACCATCACCGTCGGTGGGCTGCCGCCGCCGCTCGGGCGGGCGATCTGAGCGAGCACTCGCAGCGCGTCTTCGCGGGACGCGTCGCCGGCGCCGCCCGCCATCCCAAGCCCGTTGAAGGTAAGGTCGGCCTCGACGGTGATCGCTGGCCAGCGCTGCCACTCGACGAGCGGAAGCCGCCGCGGCCGGTCGTGGGTGTCCCAGCCGCCGGCGCCGCCGCTCACCCGCCACGTCTCAGGGTCAAGGTCGCAGACGACCTGTCCGACCGGCGGGTCGACCGCGATGACCTGGACGGGCTGCATCACCATGCCAGCCGGTCCTCCAGCTCGGCCAGGACCGCGTCGGCGGTCTCGCGCGGCGACCCTGAATCGTGAACTTGGATGGCGCCCTCTTGGATGACCACGGGTTGCCGGCCGGCGCCCTCGTGGCGGGCCAGGCCAGCGTCGATGCGGTCGTCCAGCAACGACACCGGCGTGGTGAGCTCGGTCTCGCGCTCGCCGACGCTGGCGATGCCCCGCCACGGCCGGTCGTGAACCGCGCCGTCGGCCCAGCCCTCCTCGGGCAAGCCGAACGCGCCGGATAAGGCGTCGGCGATCTCATCGAGCACAGGCCTCGCCCAGAACGGAATGTTGGACGCGTCACCCTGCGCATCGGACAGCGCACCCTGCTCGCCGGCCAGCCCACGGAACCCGTACCGCTGGCGAAACAACGAGTGGGTAGCGCCACGAGCCTCGGGGCCCACGCGCACCGCCGGCGGGGTGGCCTCCATCCCCACGCCACCGACGGTCGCGCCCATGTGGCCGACCCCGCCGAGCTGACCGGCGGTAGACACGCCGACCTCAAAGCCCGACTGCAGCCCGCGGGCGAACGCCGGGTCACTGTCGACCGTCGAGGTGGTGTGGCGCCGCTGCCACGGATGCTGACCCAGCGCTTTCGCCGCAAGCGCCGAGGTGTAACCGGAGCAATCCACTCCCGACGGGTTCACCCCGCCCCACACGTAGGGGGTGCCCTCCAGGCCCGAGCCGAACTCCACCAGCCCGCCGAGGTTGCGCTGCAGCACGCCGGGGCCGGCCGCGTCCCCGCCGAGGTTGCGCTGCAGCACGCCGGGGCCGGCCGCGTCCCCGCCGAACATCATCTCGACCGCCGACAGGCCGTCGCCGCCGCCGCCGCGGCGCCGGCCGGCCTGCTCGATCGCCGCCAACGTCTCGGCGCCGAGCCCCTCAACCGCCGAGCGCGACAGCACCCACTCGCCGGGAGTCAGCATCGCTGGCACCGAGTCGCGATCCGGCCCGCCGCCCGGGACGGGCCCGCCGAGGTTGAACCCGCCGGGCTGACCCGTGCGGCCGCCAGCCGTCGACGACGTCGGATGGCCGCCCGTCGCCGACGAGCTCGACATCGAGAACGTCGGCACGTTAGGGATGTCGAAGCCGATGGTCTGGCCGCCCTTGCCGCCCACGACCGGCACCCAGTCAGGAATCGTCGGCAGCGTGATCGCCACTGCGTTGAACGCGTCGATCAGGCTGTTGATCGGCTCGATCGCCGCGTTAGCGCCGCGCTTGAACGTCGCCACGATCCCGTCCCAAAGGTTGCTGAGGAAGTCGCCGACGGACTGCCAGGCGTCCTTGACCCACGTGGTGACCTCGTCCCAGTTTTGGTAGAGGTAGGTGCCGGCGGCTACCGCGGCACCGATCGCGGTGATCGCCAGCCCGATCGGGCCGAGCATGAACCGGAACGCCGCCCCCAGGGCGTAGCTGGCCGCGGTGGCCGCCCCCGACGCGGCGGTGTAGGCCGACGTCGCTGCCGTCGCCACGCCGGCAGCGGCCGCCTTGGCGTAATACACGGGGTGTAGCGCGACCATGGCGGTGCGCTGCGCTACCGTCGAGTTGCGGGCGAACTGCAGCGCCGCGCTGAGCCCGCGACTCGCCGACGTGGCCACGTACATCGCCCCGGCGGCGCCCATCAGCGCTGGGCCGGCGAGCTCGACAGTCTGGGTCAGCCCGGAGTAGCGGGCCATGGCCGATTCGGCCTCCGACGACCACTCTTGCAGCGTCGTGCGGTTTTCGGCGTGCGCATCGGCGTTGTGTTCGATCGCCGTCGAGCTTCCCTCCACCATGGCGGTGTACTCGTCCATGGCCGAGTTGGACACGCCGAGCGTGTCCAGCGCCGCCTGCATGTCGCCGTCGGTCTCGCGCAGCGCCTGGCGGACCTCCCGCTGAGCCCGACGGGCGCCCATCCCGCGGTCCTCCATCGCCTTGAGCAGCGCCGCCATCTGGTTGACGTGCGGTGCCTGCTCGCCGAGCTCGCGGCCGACCTGCTCGGTCATGTTCAAAAAGCCGCCGACGTCGGCGGTCGTGTGGCGGGTGATGAACCCGAAGGCGTCCATGGCCTCTTGGGGCTGCCGGGCAGAGATGCCCACCGCCTCGAGCGCTGTCGAGGCCTGCGCCAGCTGCGGTGCGTTCTCGCCGGTGGCGTCGCCGATGGTGTCCCATGTGGCGGCGTACTCCTGCAGGTCCTCCCGCGAGCGAATGCCGCGTTGGGCGCCGATCTCCATCATCGCCACGAGCTCGTCGATGTCGCGGGTGGCGTTGTTCATTTCCGCGGCCGCGCCCATCACCTCGTCAGTGACGGTGTCGATGCTGCCGGCGACGCGCGCGGCGACGTCGCGGGTGTCCTGCTGGCTGCGGTTGAGCGCCTCGAGCCCGCCACCGACCGCCGCCAGCCCGCCAGAGACGGCCGTGCTGATGTTGCCCCACGACGTCTCGACGGTGTCGGCGGTCTCCTCGGTCTCGCCCGCGAACGTCTGGGTGTCCTCCACCGCCGAGCCGACGTGGGCGGAATAATCGCCCACCGCCGAACCGGTCGCCGTCGCCGCCCCGTGCCAGGCAGTGTTGGCCTCGGCGGTGTACTCGTCGACCGCACCCGAAAAACCGGCCGTCTCCTGCTGGGCCACGCCGAGCTGGGAGGCGTACTCGTCAGTGGCCGACCGCGTCTCGTCGGCCATGCCGCGCCAAGCCTGCGACGACCGCTCGGCAGAGCCCTGCGCGGTCTCACCGAACCGCTCGGTCTCCTCGGCGGCCTCGCCGACGTCACGCGAATAGTCGCGCGCCCCTTCGGCCCGCAGTCGTGCGACAATCTCACGAACCGGCATAACCGCCTCACGAAAGGGTTTGCGTGATGCGAACCGTGCTGTTCGCCATCGGCTTGGCCGTGCTTGCCGTTGCCTGCGGTGGCTCAGCGGGACAGGGCGCGGCACGGCCCGCCGATGTCGATGGCGACCCTTACAACGGCGAGGTCGACCCCGACGAACGTCCCGATCCGGCCGACCTGGAGGACCCGGAAATGTCGGCGACTGCGACGTGGCGCGAAGATGAAATCGAGGTAACTGTCAAGTCGGACGATCTGCCGGATGGCGCGATGGTCAGCGCCTGGGCGGTCGACCATGACGATTTGAGCACGTCGGCGCCGCTGGATTCGGCTGAGACCGACAACGTTCACACTTCGATCGAAGATGGGAAGGCGAGTATCACACTCGATGCCGCCGACTTCGCAGGTGATGCCGCCGTACTGAGCGTGGACTTCATCCCGAGCTTCGATGAGCAGCCGCAAGTCGTGCGGGGCCGATATTGGCCGAATCAAGGCGCCGCCGTCGAGCGGCTCGTGCGGCGCTAGCGTCTCGGTGCGTGGCGGTTGGCGTCGGCCTTGAGTTGGGTGGCTTTGTCGATGATGGCGGCGGCGACGAGGAAGTCATCGCCGTCGAGGCGCAGCAGGCCGATCGGGTCGCCCCAGCCGACCAATAGCGCCCGCGCGGCAATGCGAACTTCGTCGTCGCTCTTTAGTTTCCCAACGCGGCCTCGCGCACATTGCGGGTGCCCTGCGACAGCTGGAGCACGTCGCGGGCATGCTCGTTGCTCTGCAGCTCGAAGGGGAACAGGGCGCGAACGACATCGACGGTCTTGCCGCTGGTGACGCCGAGCTCGGCAGCGAGCCAATCGGAGGTGAAGGTGACGGGCTCGCCGACGATCTTGTCGGACGCGTCGATGTGTGCCGATGCGGCGTCGGGGTCGTCGATGCCGTCAATGGACACGACCTGCTCGCCGAAGTCGACGAAGATGCCCAGGCAGGTGCGTATCAGCAGGGCGCAGTCGTTCTCGAAGCCGCGCTGCTTGCCGCGATTGTTGATCTTCTCCAGCGTGTCGACGTCGACGGCCTTGTAGCGCACGAGCAGTGACAGGTCGTCGTCGATGTCGATGCGGCAGTCGACGTGGGCCTCGCGGCGGGTCTGCTCGACGCGCTGACGCAGCCGCCCCAGCGGCGCCGACGCGGGCAGGTCGTCGTCGCGGTCGACGTCCAGGTCGTCAGCCATGTGGCCCTCTCTATCAGGCGGCCTCGTCGTCAGGCCCGAACGTCAAGGTAACCTGTCTGTCGTCGCTCGAGTCGCTATCGACGTTGTTGATGTTGATCGACTCAAGCAGGCCGGTCCAGATCGCCGCCTTGCCCTGCGGGTCGCCGTTGACGTCCAGCGGCTGCTCGACGACCTTCATCGCCACGCGGCCGGCCTTGCGCTCCAGCGCGCGGTAGCGGGTCAGTTCGCCGGCGGTCTTGGGCACGACCGTGAGCTCGCCGGTGGACCGCTCGGGCAGACCGCGGGTGCGCACGGCGGTGCGCTGGCCGCCGGGCCGGTGCCTGCCGGTCGAGGACGACACCTCACCGGGGTTGAACGTGTCGAACGGGCCGAACTCTTCACCGTCGATTTCGGCGGTGACCTCGGCGTCAAAAACCTTCGGGATGGCGATGCCCTCAGCCATGCGGGGCTCCTTTCCGCTGCTCGGTCAACAGCTAGTCGATGCGCTGCTTGACGATCTCGATGCGCACACGCTCGGCAGTTCGGCTGAAGGTGGCTAGCACCAACGCCGACAGCAGGCCCGAGGCGACGTTCTCCGGCGGGTTGACGTCGTCGCCGACGTCGACGGTGAAGGCGTCCTCGGGCGCGTCGCCGTACAGGGCGCCGGCTTCCCAGTCGCCCAGCAGCAGCGCCTCGAGGGCGTTGCCGAACCGGGCGATGAGCCGGCTGGTGATAGACCGGAACAAGAACCGCTCGGCGAGCCGCTCGCCCCGGTGGGTTAGGCTCATGCGGTAGCGCACCGCCGAGAGGTCCGCCCATGGCGACTCGGGCTGTCCCAACGGCGGCTTGGCCAGCGAACGCCAGCCGTAGTTATGGACGCCGTAGGCGCGGTGCTCGCGCGCCAGCAGCACGCCCTGCCGGTTGAGGTCGCCACGTTCGGAGTCGGGCAGGTCGGCCTGGATCAGCTCGGAGATCGGCCCGGCCGGCGGCGACAAGCGCCCGTAGTTGACGCCGGCGGCCGCCTGGTGGGCGGTCACGTTGTCGGCGTCGCGGCGGGCGATCAGCCCGGCGAGCAACGCCGAGCCGGGGATGGCGGTGCGGCGCCCGTCGACCTGGGTGCGGCCCCAGTAGCCAACGACGGTCGCGTGGCTGGTGTCGCGCTGGCCGGCGGTCTGCAGGTCAGCCAGCGCTGCGCCCTGGATGGTGTCGAGCACCGCGACGCGCAGCTGGCCGGACTGCTCGGCGTGGGCGACGACGGCGTCGAGAACGGCGCTGTCGGTCTGGCCGGGCGCCATCACCTGGCCGGGCCCCCAGTCCCGCTCGATGCGGTCGAGGGCGTCGGTCCACTCGCTGGTGGTGATGTTGGCGCGGTCGTCGTCGCCGCCGGCAAGCTGGCTGGTGCCGGTCGCAGGCGTCGGGTTGTCGCCGGTAGAGCCCGCGTCGGTGCCGCGCACGTAGCGGCTGTTGGCCAGCGCGTCGACGGCATCGGTCACAGTGGCGAGGTTGCGGTAGCGCTCCAGCACCTCGCCGTCGGCTGCCGGGTCGCCGTCGGCGACCTCGAGCTGGTAGGCGCTGCCGCCGTCGTCAGAAATGACTGTGTGCAGGCTGTTGGCCCAGTCGCCGGGTCCGACAGCTTCGATCGTCAAGGTGTCCTGGGGGGTGGAGCTGCGGTCCTGCAGCGTCACCGTGGCCACGGTCGCGCCCGGCCCGACGACGCGGGACACGACGAGCTCGGCCAGGCCGAGCTCGAAGGCGACGCTGGCCGGGTCGGACAGCGTCGTGTAGTGCGTCCGGTCGCCGAACGCGCGCTGGTAGCCGGCGTGGCCCCACAGCAGCACGGGCTGGTCGACGGGGCCCTTTTCGGTGATGCCGACCATGAAGGCGCGGCCGGTGTCGCCGGAGTCGCCGGCGGTGGAGGCGACCGCCCGGGTGGTGACCTCGACACCCGGTGGGGTGCCCGGGGCAATGGCGCTCATCAGCTCTCCTCACTGTCGGGTTCGGCGTCCCCGCCGGCGCCGGCGGGCTCAGGTTCGCGGTCGGCCTGGCTGGCAGGCTCGGGCTCGGATACGTCGCGGGGGGCCGGTCGGCGTGGCGCCGGCCGGCCCGTGGTGCGGGTCAGCACACCGCGATCGAGCGCGGCGGCGACCTCGGGCGTGCGACTATTCAGGTCGGCGTGGCCGCCAACGTCGACCATCTGCCCGCCGCCGACCGCCACGGGAAACGGGCTGACGTTCTTGACCCTCATGGCTGCTCCTCGACGTCGATGTCGGTGTTCTCGACCGTGGGGCGGGCGGGCGCGGTCGTGTATGGATCGTCTGGGGGCGAATCGACAGTCGGATAGTCCACCATCACGCGGTCGGCGCTCGCGATGAACGTGACCACGACGCCACCCCAAGTGCGCTGCTGCTCAGCCGGCAGCGCGTCGAACTGCTCGGCGGTCCACCACCAACGGACGCCGTCAAGACTGGGGGGCCGCTGGACAAGCACCGCCCGAATGGCGGTGGCGTACACCGAAACGAGGTCTGCGGTCTGGTCATAGTCCTGCCCCCGCACGGCAGCGAGAATCGGCACCTCCCACTCGGCGTACCACTCGCTGCTGCGACGCCGTCCCGTGTTCGCCCCGGCCCCGGACGTCGCCGTCGTGCCCGGCGACGTAGCGAACACGAGTGGCTGCTGGTCCTCGGCGACGCTGTCCCAGCTCGCGACGCGCCGCCAGCTTCGGGGAAACTCGACAACGGCCTCGTCGATGCCGGTCTGACGAGCAACGTCAATGAGTGCGGTCGGAAGCCACGCTTGCAGCGTTGCGATCGCGTCGGCCCGCACCTGGTGGACGCCAAGCACGGGGCCTAGCCACGTCACAGTCCCAGCCTTTGCTGAGAACGGCCGGTCACGTGGCCCTCGATCACCGACATCCAGCGCTGCTCGAGCAGTCGCGTTGGCGGCATCGGGTCGCGGGCTGGCATGCGTCCGCTGCGACCGCCGCGGCGTCCTTGCTGGTGCAGCTGGGCGCTCGGCCGTTGGCTGCCGATCGTGAGCTGGTCGGACTGGATGCGGGCGACGTGCTGGCGGTGCGACGAGTCCGCTAGCGATGCCAGCAGCTCGCCTTCGCGGACGAGCAGGCTGCGTCCCGGCCCGCGGTGGGCGAATGGCAGGTCGGCGTAGTCGTCCGACCACGAGTCCCAGCCAGCGCCGCCGCCAGCGAAGTGCTCCTCGACGGCCGTGCGGAACGCCTCGGCGGCCCGCTCGAAAGAGGGGGTGAGGTCGCCGGCGGCGGACGCCAGCGCGTGCAGCTCGGCGGTGAGCTCGCCGGCGTCGTCAGCCATCGGTCACCACCGGCCCGCAACCACGCTCTTGGGGCGGCCCATGCGCACCATCCCAGGGACAGTGCTGATCGTCCCGCCTGGCGGCGCTCCGCTGCGACGCCAAGCAGTCACGTGGGCCTGCAGCCGCTCGAGCGCGCGCTGATAGCGGGCGTACAAATGCTGGCTGGGCGTCGAGCCGATCCCCATGTAGTCGCCGGTCTGCTGCTCGGGATGGAAGGCGTCCTCGACCTTGGACGCGGCCCCCAGCGCGGCCGCCCGCCGAGCGAGATCGCCGAGCGTCACCTGCTCGTCGACGACGTAGGTCGCATCGAACGCGCCAACGGCGCCGACGACGTCGACGGTGACCTCGACGGCGATCTGCTCAACCTGTCTGGCGGTCGGCACCGTCGAGGCGGTAAACCCTTCGGGTGGGATGCCGCGCTGAGGGATCTCGTTGTGGATCTCCTGGACGGTCGGCACCCATGAGACAGCCATGGGTTAGCTTTCGACGGCGGCGTCGACCGCAGCGATGATGTCGTCACGGCCCATTCCGTCGGTGACTTCCACGCCGAACTCGGCGGCGTAGGCCGCCCACGACTCGCGGCCCGAACCGGCGCCCGACTCCGGCGGCCGTTCCAGCTCGCTGGAGTCCGACGCGCCGGAGTCCTCGGAGGGCTGCTCATCCGAAGGCTGTTCCCACGCGCTCGGGTTCCGGATCCGTTCCGCTGCCCATGACGGCGGGCGGGTGCCCGCCAGGAACGGTTCGGGCATGTTCGTGTCCGGATTTGTCACGTACACGGTGCGGCGCAGCTTGTCGCTCATCACAGCACATCTGCGACGAGCAGCTTGTTCGGGTCGGCCAGCACCGGCATTCCGACGCCGGTGACCTTGGTCATGATCTTGACCGGGTCGGCCTCTCGAAGGACGACCCCCACGAGGCCGGGGGCGTCCTCGAAGTCGAGCGACGGGTTCTCGCCGGCGGCGAGCTCGAGTGACTCGGCGGTGATGCCCCACACCGTGCTGCCCAGAGACGACGGGTCCTCGGGCAGCATGACGAGGTGGTCCTCGGGCACCGGACGGACTGTGGACCCGCCGCTGTTCTCGATCTTGGCGTTGTACTCGCCGACCGGCGGCAGCCCGTGAGCCTGCAGCACCGTGTTGAGCTGCGTCTGCGTGAGGATGCTCGTCGTGTCGCTGGACATGCCGACGAGGTCGCGGACCTCTTGGTTGCGCAGCATGTGGCCGATGACGGTGCGGGTGGTGAACATCGCACCGGGCGGCTCGCCGGCGTCGTCGGTGTACGTGTCGGCCCACGTGCGCAGATCGTCGATGACGGTCGCGTTGGAGTGGTCCGACCAGACGGTCGCGGGCGAGACCGAGTGGCTGGCGGGCAGACCGTAGTCGGCCTCCAGCGTCAACCCGTTCTCGCCGGACAGGGTGAACTTGCCGTCGGTGAGCACGTCGCCGCGGGCGAGCTCCATGCGGGCGCGCACGTGGCGGGTGATCACCTCCGCGTCGTCGTAGATGGAGTTGACCATCGGCGCGGTCGTGTCGCCGCGGCTGCGCACCCGCTCGAGCTGGAGCCGCTCGTACTCGCTCACGATCAGCTTCTCGCCGAGTGGCGGCAGCTGCACACGATCGCGCTTGAACGAGTCGCGCTGCCCCATCGGGGTCTCGGCATCCCACGCGCGGAACTGCGCCGCACGGTTGTGCCGGGTCAGCTGCTCGACGTAAGCCTCGACGTCCTCCACCAGCCGATCGGGCAGGAACTGGTTGAGCACCCACATCCGCGGGGCCGGGAGCTCGCGGACGTAGCCGGTCAAGGTGGCTGGGTCGACGTAGTCGGTGTCGATCGTCATCTCAGGGTCTCCTCAGATCAGAAGAACTCGACCTGGGACAGGTCGCTCTTGCCGGCGGCGTCGATCGACCCGGGGGTGCCGGAGGCGATCGGCAAGTTGTCCTCGACCACGAAGCCGTGGACGAGCAGGGCGCCGCCCAGGTCGTTGCTCGAGTTGCGGACCGACGTCGACGTCTTGAGCAGACCGGCGGCTACTTCTCGCCCGTCGGTCGCGGCGTCGTCGTATGGCCCGTAGAACCCGGAGGCGCTGATCTTGCCCAGCACGACGCCGGACGGAAGGTGGCCGTCGGGATAGTGGTCGGCCTCGGTGAACGCGCTGATGTCGAGCGTGATCGACGGGCCCACCTCGAAGCCGTGCTCGGAGGCGAGCCACGTGCGATTCTCGACCTCGAAGGTCTCTTCACGGACAGTCAGATCCATCGTCTATCTCCTTGGGAACTGGCTCTCCCCTTCGAGGCGGGCTCGGCGGGGAGACAACCTTATTGCTGCTGTTGCTGTGTGAGCTCGGGGTGGCGTTGGCGGGCCCGTTCGCGGCCCGCTTCGATGCCGCGGTCGGAGGGCTGGCCTTGCCGGCGTCCCTGCCCGAGGTTGGGATGTGAGCTATTGCCGGCACCGTCGGCGGGCACGATGCCGTCGACGAGCGACTTGACCCTGTCGGTGTCGACGTCGCCGGTGTCGGTGAGGAACTGCTCGTGGTTGAGACTGTTCACGAGAGTGGTGAGCTTGTCGTCGTCGAGCCGTCCAGCGGCGTGCGCGCGGATCTCGGCGGCGACGAGCTTGCCGCCGACCTCTGACAGGGTCTTTGTGCGGGCCTGCTGTTTGGCCTGCTCGACGGCCTGCTCGTGCTCGGTCATTTGCTGCTGGCGCAGCTGCTCGTAGCCCTCGACCTTCTGTTTGAGCTCGTCGTAGCTACCGTTGGCCAGCGCCAACAAGTCCTTGTTGCGCTGCTCGTGCTGGCGGGCGTAATGCTTCCAGTACGCCTCGCGTTGCTCGGCGGTCATCTGCTCCAGCGGCACGCCTTCGGGGAAGCCCTTGTCGGAGCTCACCGCAGGCTGGTCGCCCTGACTGCCCTGGCCAGAGCCCTGCCCTTGACCGGCGTGGCCGCCCTGACCTTGACCTTGGGCTTGGCCGGATCCCTGACCTGAGCCTTGTCCTTCGCCCTGCCCTTGCCCTGACGGCGCCGGGTCGGGCGGCGTGCCCTGCTGACTTCCGGCGGTTCTCGTCTCGCTGCCGCCAGCGATCGGATAGATCGGCTCGCCATGACGGCGAAACCCGATCGGAACGGTCGTGTGCATCATCTTGGGTCTCCCCTTGTCGGGATCGGTCAGGCTGCTGTCGAGGCGAAGGGATCACCCGACGTGTTCGCAGCCGTCGGAACTGCGGTGGATCGCCAGCGGCTCGTCGTAGCGATGCCGGTGTCCATCACAGGTCGCCGGCGTCGGTGAACTGGTGGTCGGCGTGGGCCAGCGTCGGGCCGAGCTCGCCGTGTTCGCGCACCTGGACGTCGGCGCGGGCCTGCTGGCGCTGGCCGTCGATCGCGTCGGTCGGGTCGGCGTCGTCGTGGACCGCGGCGATGTCGCAGTCGCAGCCGGGATGGATCGGCATGAGCTCGTCGGTGGCGTACAGCTCGTCGGCCGCGCCGGCGCACAACTCGCAGGCGTCGCCGCGCAGCACCCGCCGGTAGCCCACGACCCGCTGGTCGCTGGCCAGCACCCGGCGGGCCATGTGTCGGCGGGCGAGCTGTACGTCGGTGGTTGCATTCGACACGGCGCGCCGGCGGCCGCGGCCGATCGCGTCGCGCACCTCCGCGCCGGCCGACAGGGCGCTCCACACTTCCTTGCCGGGCCGGCGGTAGACCTCCCGCGGATCGACGCCGCGCGCAGCCGCCCCGATGACGTTGTCGGGGTTGACGCCGGCGGGACGCACCCGTTCGTCGCGCATCGCCGACGCCAGCCGCGCCTGAAAGGCCTGCTCGAGCTCGGCAGCCTGACGCTGGCCGCCGGTGACCATCGCGGCGGCCTGTTGCGCGAACCGATCGACGCGCTCGTCGCGGTGGTCTTCCAGCGAGTCCCACAGCCGGCCGACCCGGTCGGCGAGCTGGCGGCGGACCTCACGGCGGGCGGTGTCGTGGCCCCGCATGATCCGCCTTACCTCAGCCGGGTCCACCCTCGCTGCCTTGCTCCGGGGCCGGCCCCGGCTCAGGCCCGCCGCCGAGCAGTTCGGCCGCGGCCAGCTGGTCGGCGGCCCGCTCGGCCTCCATCTCGTCGATGCGCGTGTGACTGAACTCCCAGATAAGCTCCATGCGGTGACGCCACGGGATGTCCTGGGCCTGCGACGCAGCGTTGGCGCGCTCGGCAAGGCTGCGCCGCGCCGAGGAGCGCCACAGCACCTCCATGCTCGACCGGGCAGCCCGCTCGTCGTCGCCGGCGACGAGAAACGCCAGACTCATGACGTCCTTCCACGCCTCGGAGAACCTCACGATGCGGTCGTCGGCTTTGAACTCCAGCCCCTCGCGTTGGAACGCCGCCCCCTCCGCACTCTGGTTCGCCGCGTCAGGCATCAGGTGGCCCAACGGCGTGCGCGTAACCGCAGCGAGTTCCTTCACGTCGTCGCGGACGCTGGTCAGGATCGGCGTCAAATCGCCCTGGGACGACTCCCAGAACTCGACGCCCTCGGGCACCTGCCACAGCGCACCCGGGTCGAGAGTGAACACGTCGCTCCAGTCGAGCTCGTTGCCGGCCTCGTCGCGCGCCGGCAACCCCTTGATGGCGCGCTGGCGGAACGCCTGCGACGTGGCGATCACCAGCCGCTGCAAGATCATATGGTTGATCCGGTCGAGCAAGTCGACGTGCGGCTCGAACTCCGCGATGCCGCGCCGGTTTCTAAACCGCACCACCGGCACCTGCTCGTGGGGGAGCTCGCCCGACGCGTCGTCGTCCCACGTCCACGACCGCGGGTCGAACCGGACTCGCTGAGTGGCGCTGCGCCGCGGGCGGAACGCCACCCGCACCCGGCCGGGACGGTAGAGGAAGGCCAGGTCGACGCCCTGGTCGTCGTCGTGGAACAGCTTCGCGGCGGCACGGACACGGCGATGCTGCACTGGGTCGTGGGCAGTGATCACCTGCCGCGGGTCCTCGGCAGTGATCAGCGGCTCGCCATCGTCGTCGCGGCCGACGATCACGTAGCCATCGCCCATCGACAACGCGTGCTCGTGGACGTCGGCCGCCTCGACGTCCATCACGTTGGACGTCCAGATCTCCTGGGCCCGCTCGTCAGCGTCGACGTCGCCGGCGGCCGCGGTCTGAAACGACGCGACCTGCAAACGCTCGCGCAAACTCTCGACGACGAGCTCGGTGTAGTTCGACCGCGACTTCTTGACGAACGCCCGGTAGGCCTCGGCCATGTGCTCCATGCCGGTCGGCAGAGGCGGCCGGCCCTCGTAGCGGTCGTTGAGCGCTACCAGCCGCGTCTGCCGCGCAGCCAGCTGTTTGGTGAGCCGGTCTAGCCACCAGCCGTCCGAGTCGCGCTCGGTCACGTCGATCGGCACAGCCAGCCACCTATCGCAACCGCTTCACCGTCGTCGACCGCGGCGGCTTCGGCGGCGACCACCCGCGGCAGTCGAGCTCGTAGGATGCCAACGTCGACGCGACCAACGGCGAGATGTCAGAGCTCGTGTCGCGCCGATGCCACACCCACGCGTCGCCGTGCTTACGGCGGCGTCCCGCATCCACGGCCACGGCCAGCTGCGGCTGAAGCGGGTGCACAAGCGACCCACCCATGACCCGCTCGTAAAACGCGCCGCACGCAGCCGCCATCCGCCGGCCCGACACCAAATCGAGGATCTCGAGGTCGACGCCGAACTCGGCTAGCTCCCTGCGCAGCTTCTCTAGCAGCGACCCGGCCGGACCGGACGGGTCCAACGCCAGCCCGCACGGCCCCCAGCTCGCGGCGAGCTCCGCCATCCGACGCGCCGCCCAGCTCGTGCCCTCGTCGTGCTCGACGAGCTCCACATGAACGCCACCCACCGAGCTTGGCGCAGCCACCGAAATCGACGTCGCGTCCTGCTCCGGCGGCACGTCCAACGCGAACGCCACCGACCCGTGCGGTCGCGAGTTGTCGTTGCCGAGCCCGTGCCACACATCCGGCGGGATGATCGCCTGGCGACGCTGAGGATCCCAGATCGACAGGCGTTCTCTCGCGAACGCCTCATCAGACAGCGTCGACCGCTCGTCCTCGACGAACTCCTCACCGATCCGGTGCGGCATCGCCGGGTTCGCCGCCTGCCACGCCTCCCGGTCGTCGAGGTCGACCTCACCGTCGTCGCCGCCAGCGCCCCACTCGAGATAGGACAGCCGCTTGTCGCCGACGCGCCCACGATCTCGGATACGCCGCAACACCACCGCCAGCGGCCCGCCCGCAGTCGACGCGTACCAAATCTGCGGATCCGGCCGAGCAGCCAACGTCGAAAACAAGGCGGCCAGCTGCTCGTCAGTGAGCGCGTAGGCCTCGTCGAAAATGATGCAGTCGCCGGTGAACCCCCGACCCGAACCGCCGGTGCGGGCCAGGAAAATCAGCCGCTGGCCAGAATGAAGCTCGATCGACTTCTCGTCGTTGCCGTACCGGACCTTGCGGACCTGCGGATGGTCCTCCGGCAGCAGCTGGCGACACCTCAAAAACGCCTCATTGGCGGTCTTGAACTCGTGGGCGGTCCATGTGATGAGCTCCTCGCCGGCCACCAGCAGACCGTGCAGCGCGCGAGCCTCGAGGATCGACCCCTTGCCGGACTGGCGCGGCACCACCAGACCGCACTCGCGTGACGCCCACCGCCAACCCTGGCTCGTCCGCCGGCGGCCTAACGACCGGTCGAGGCAATAGGCCTCCCAGCCGTCGAGCTCGAGACCGTGGTCGCTGGCGAGCTCAGCAGCCAGCGGCCCATCGGTGTTCTCGACCTCCGGCGCCGTGTCGACCAGCGGCGAAACCGGAAGCGTAGCCGTCGTCACGCCGACGCCGCCTCCCGCTCACGTCGACGCCGCGCCAACTCGTCTGCCTTCGACAGCTGAGCCGACCCACCACCCTTCAGGTCCTCGACCTCCTCCAGCACCATCTGCAGCCGGCGAGACAACGCCGCCAGGTCACGCGCCGGCGGGCCAGCGTCAATCGCCTCCGACAACGTCTGCCTCAAATGCCGCAGCGTCGACAAACGATCGCCCGTCGACGCAACCGCCGACAACGAATCGTCGTCGACAAACTCCTGGTGCGCCCCACACCGGTCGCTGTCCTCGACAGCCCACCGCTTGCACTGCCGTCCGGTGCTCTGCGCCATAGCCACACACTGCATCGACCACACCTAACGCCCTTGACGGGCCGTGCGGAAAACTCTGCTGGGGTGAACAGCGGAGATGCCCCTCAGCTGGTCTGCGTGTTCCCCGGGGGACGGGGTTCGCCCCGTGGGGTTGTTACCAGTTGCGGGTGGTGGCCAGCTGGCGGTTGCGGCGTTGGCGTTGTTGGGCGCGGCGGTGGGCGGCGTGCTGGTGGCTGCCGCGGTTGCTGTTGCAGGCGAGGTGGGCGGCGCGGCAGTTGGTGCGGTCGAGCAGCCCGTCGGGGCGGTGGGACAGCGGCTCGACGTGGTCCAGTGACCACGACATGGGGTGTGGCCAGCTCAGGTCGTTCGGGATTGGGTCGCCGCAGATCCAGCAGACTCGTTCTTCGCGGCGGACTTGGTCGCGCAGGCGGCGGTAGCGGCTGCCGGCTCGTCCTTTACTTGCCACGGTTGCGGGCGTCGTGACGAGCGCGGCTTTTGGCGGCGCGTCGGCTGGAGTCGTCGCCGGGAGTGTAGGCGTGCGTGTTTCCGGTCCGCTTGTTTTTGTAGGCGGGCTTTCCTTGCTTGGTGGTGCGTTTTATCTCGCGTTTCATCTTGTGGCCCTCCGCGGTTAGGCGTCGTCTTCGGTCCACCAGAAGGTCACTTGTGTTTGTTGGGCGCTGGGGTTGTCTCCGGCGATCACGAGGCTTTCGCCGGCGGCGAGCTCGAAGCCCGGCATGGTGACGGTCAGTGGGCAGTCCGCCGTCGCTCGCATCTGCGAGTCGATCCAGTCGGCGCCGGCGGGCGCTCCAGTGTCGAACTCGACGAAGCCGGCCGCGCCGACGTCGTCGTGTGGGCTGATCGCGAACGACCCGCCGGCGACGGTCGGAGAATCCAGCGCCAAGCCGCGTTGCAGGCGGAACCATTGCGTCATGTCGGTGTAGATCGCGATTTCCCACACCATGATCGTGCGGCCGGAGCCCGAGGGGTTGGCGAGGCGCACTACGGGGATGTCGATTGTGAGCGCGCCGCCGATGTCGAGTCGAGGGCCGGCATACCACATGCGGCCTTCGCGGGCGTACAGCGTCAGGGGGGTGAGCGCGACGGTTTCGTCGGCGGCGGTCGTGTCGCCGGTGATCCACCAGCGTCTTTCGTTGTTGGCGCCGCCGTAGGGCGCGTCGATGCCGCGCAGCCTCATGTGGTGGTGGGCCTCAGCTCCGGTTCAGCCATCGTCGTGCTCGGCGGGCCGGCTGCAGGGCCTCGCGGGTGGTGATGGCGAAGTGCGGGATGGTGATGGCTCCGTTGAAGTTGCCGTCGGTGTCGTCGATGCTTAGCGCGATGGTCAGCGCCTGGTCGTTCTCGGCGACGACAATGCCAGCGGTGCGACAGGTCGCCGGTCGGGGCTGGTCGGCCAGCTCGTTGCGCGGCGCCCACCCGTCGAAGCCGGACGAGTCGACCCACTCGACGTAGACCAGCGGATCGGTGTCCTGGCTGCTCATCGGCGCTTGGCCTTGTAGCCGCCGGTGAGCTGCTGCTGACGGCGGCGTCCGCCCTTTCGGCCCGCGCTACGCTGCTGCTTCTCGCGCTTCTCCTCGTTAGCGAACCGCCGGGCGACGTCGGGGCGGCGCGCCCACAGCTTGCGGCGCTGCTTCTCGCTACGGAACGGCCTCAGGCCCCCGGGCGGCGCACCTCGCCCACCGATACCCCATGTCTACATGCTCATCGCTGTGATTTCAAGAGGGTGACTCAGCGACCCGGTCGGGAAGCTCCCCGTGACGGGTCTTGTGTCGGACGCAGGCGTAGCAGTAGCGGCCATGCTGCTGCTCACCAGAACAGCCCTGTGTTCTGCATCTCGGTGCAGGCGCGCGCACTTGGCTGTGGCCACCGCCAGCGTCGAGGGCGAAACGGGCCCGCATGAGCGCGTTGAGGACACCGCCCTTCACGCGACGACGTCCAACACGGCTTGCCGGGTTCTGCTGGCTGCGAACCTCGCCGAGGTCAGGCAAAAACGGTATGAGGGCACGCACGGCAAGATCGGCTTCGTGAGGGCTTGGGGTGCGCCCTTCAGCCACCCACGCTGGTAGCTCTGCGGTGAGACGCGTCATGCCGGCCCGCCAGACGAGGGCGATCTCGCAACACGCGTGCTTGTAGTTCTCGTAGCCCTGCGGGTCGCCGGGGCTGGGCGCGGGCGGGTCGCCGGAGGTGGTGACGATGACCTCCGGCGGGCGGGTGGCTGGCGCGAGCGCGTCGTCGTGGACGCGACGCAGCAGCCCGCGAGCGCCGATCATCGCGTCGATGTCGTCTCGGCGGTCCTGCAGACTCACCGACCCACCTCCACCTGCCCGGGCTGGGCGCGCTGCTCGAGGACAGCGGCGACGATCCGCATGGCGGCGGGCCAGTCGGCGCTGTCGACGCGGATCGTCACGTCCACGGCGGCGTCGTCGCGGTTGCGGCGCTGCTCGAGCTGCCGAACATCACGCGCCTCTCAGGTTGGCCGGACACTGTCGTGCTTGCTGTCGATCCACTCTTCTACCTCCGGCCACCGGAACATCAGCCTCCGCCCGATGCGGTAGGCGGGAGGTGCGTCGCCGCGGTGACGCGCTGCGTAGAAGGCGCTCGCGGTCAAGCCGGTGTAAGCCAGGACGTCCTCGAGCGGGAACAGCGGTTCCGACTTGTCAGAGTTTGTCATCACACCACCCTCCGCAGGTCTCTGCCGGCCATCTGCACCACGACGGCGTCTTGGACGAAACGGCTGTAGGTGCGGGCGCCGATGGCGTCGGGCAGCGGGCCCTGGCCGCGTTCTACAGCGAGGTTGCTGGTGGCCACCGTCGGGCGGTTTTGGAGCCACCTCTGGTTGACGATGATGAACAGCCACTCGAGCGTCCACTGGGTCGGGCGTTCGCCGCCGAGGTCGTCGAGCACCAGCAGCGGCACGCGCATGGCTCGGTCGAGCGCAACGTTGGGATGTTCGGCGCTCGGTCGGAACTCGGCGAGCAGGTTGGGTAGCGGGGTGAACCACCAGGAGCGCTCGTGATGCTCCAGCCACGCTCTGGCAGCGGCGAGTGCGGCGTGGGTCTTGCCGACGCCGACCGAGCCGAGCAATAGCAGGTTGCGGGTCGGGTGGGCGAGCCATTCGTCGACCATCGACAGCGTCGAGGCGTCGAGGTCGGCGACGCTCACGTCGGCGAACCGGCTTGGCACATGGCGCCATAGCCGGTCTGCGTCGCCGGCAACGGGCATGTCGACGGTTTCGATGACGTCGTCGTCGGTCATGGCTGCACTCTCTTGGCAGTGACGGGCTCGTCGCTCAGGTTGGGCTCATGGCCGGCGGGGCGGGGTGGATCGCGACCGCGGTGGGAGCCGTTGGCCTGTGGCTGCCGCTGGCGTTGCAGCCGGAGCTGCGAGTACTGGTCGCGGAACTTGGCGGCGCTGCGGATGTTGGCACGCCAGAACTCGTCGGCTGTCGCCCACTCGATGACCTCGTGGACTTCCGAGGCGTCGGCCCCGTCGAGGCGCAGCAGCTTGTCGATGGCGTCGAACCAGTTGTAGGCGGCCTTCGTTGCCGGGTCGGGGGTCTTGTGGCCGTTGGCTTTGACGCGCTGGCCGAGATGGCGCGTCAGGGCACAGACCTCATCGGAGAAGTCGTCGTCCGGCGAGCTGCGCGAGCCGGAGGGTTCGCGTGTGGTTGTGTTGGTTGTGTTGGTTGTGTTGGTTCGCGCGCGAGGGTCGGTGTCAGGATGCTCGTCCGCTGTCCGTGCGGGCGTCTCTGGGACGTCCTGCGGACGTCCTGCGGACGGTGAGGGTTCGGGGTCGTGCCGTCCGTTGGACGTCGAGGGGTCGGGGTCGGGATGTCCGTTAGACCGGGCGCGAGCGTCGCGCTTGCGCTGCGCGTCGCGCCAGCGCCGATCGACGAGCTTGCCGGCGCAGTCCCACCAGTCGTGCAGCACGAGCTCGCCAACGCGCGGGTCGTCGGGAGGTCCGTAGACGCCGTTGCGCTCGAGGAAGCCGGCGCTGTCGCCCGGCCCGCAGTCGATGAGCGCCTGGGCGAACTCGTCGGCGGCGCCGGGCCACTTCGCGGCGAGGGCGATGTCGGCGGCGTCGAACCGGCTCAGGTCGCCGAACTCGGCGTAAGTCAGCGCCCAGTGCCACAGCACGTGGAGGTGGCCAACGAGCTGTACGGGCTCGATACCGAGTAGGTGGGCGGCCTTGACCGTCTTCGGGTGGTCAACGAGGCCCGCGTGGCTTTCGATCCACGGCATTAGGTTTGCTCCAGATCGGGTTGGGCCGGCGCGCGCCATTCGTCGGTGGCGTCGGGCGGGTGCTCCATGTAGAGGTCGCAGGGCTCGGCTTGGAGTGCGCCGAGCCAGCACTGACCCGACACGCTCCAGTACTTGCCCTCCTCCTCGACGTTGTGGCGGTGGCACCACATCAGGCCGTCCTCCTGTCGGTGGCCGGCACGTCGTAGCGCTCTACGGCGTCGGCGAGTCGGTCGAGCGTGTCGGCTGGCGTCATGGGCGTGATGGGGGTGGTGAGCTCGACCAGTAAACCGCGGGCGCCGAAGTGCTGCGGGTGGCGTCTAACGGCCAGCGACGTGACTTGCTTGTCGTCGTGGTAGGCGATGCCCTGCAGGCCGTCCAGGACGGCCTTGGTGAGGTTGTCGACGTCGGCCGTCTTGGCGGCGCCAACGAAGTCGAGCGTGACAGCCACCTCGAGGTCGTCCGTGGGCGTAACGGGTTTGGGCAGGCGCTGGCGGCGGCGTTCGTCGTCTACGATCCAGCCGACTTGTTCGCGCCAGGCGAGGTAGGCGTGGTGCCTGTCGGTGTGCTTGCGCCGGCCTGAGCTGGGCCGTTTCCACGCGACGGGTGTGCCAGCGATGGCTGCGGCCAGGTTGTGCACGTCTCGGACGATCGGTTCTCGATCGGGCGCAATCACGACCCACCTCCGTGCTCGTCAAGTACTTCCTTGGCTTGCTTGAGGCCACGAAAGGCTTCGGTGTCGCCGCCGGCGTCTGGATGGGCGTGCTTGGCGGCTTCGCGGTATGCCTGCTCGCGCACGTCGGGGTTGTGGATGATGCTGGAGGGGATGTCGGGCTCGCGCCATCCTGCGGTGCGGGCGATCAGCAGCGAGGCTGTCTGTACGCCCATCGGCTGTGACCCATTACCATTGGGGAGTTCGCGGAAGCCGGCGTACTGGCGGCCTTGCATGACGCCGTGCCGATCAGCGGAGCGCAGCGCTTCCATAGACAACGCGATGGCGCGGGTGTTGGCCTGCCAGGTGGTGTAGCGGTCTGTTGCCCACGACAGCCGGCCGTGGTCGCTGTCGGCCACGACGACGGTGACGCCGGGGTGTTCGGGGCGCGCGGCGGCGTAGGGCCAGCCGTCGCGGCGGATCTCTGCCTCTTGAATGGCCAGCTGGATGACGAGATCGCGGCCGCCGAGCAGCCGCGCCTCACGGGCGAGCTGATCGCGAGTGTCACTCCATGGGGCGGAGAACGGCGAGGCGCGCCGCTGGCCGGCCGTGCGGAGTTCGCTGGGCCAGCGGGTCAGTGGCCGGCACACGATGCGGACATCACCCACTGCGGTCCTCCTGGTGGTGTTTCCAGGCCCAGCGGGCGAGCTGGGCGGGCCAGGTCAGCACGAGCGCGGCCCGCCGGCGGGCGGGCCAGCGGCTGCCGAATGCGCCAGCGATGGTGGCGCCGGCGGCGACGTAGGTGACGACCAGGGCGGCGATCTCGATCACTGGCAAGCCTCCCAGTGGATGCAGGCAGGCCAGGACTTGCGGATGTCGGTGCGTTCGCCGTTGGTGATCGGCACGAGCCCGCACTTGGGGTAGCTGGGGTGGCGATAGGTGAGGTGGGCGCAGTCGCCGCAGGTGGTGCCGCTGTCGTCGTCGAGCAGCCGAGCTCGGGTGGCGGGGTGGATGCCGTGGTCAAGCCACACGTGCCGTTCGGCGGTCAGCGCCTGCGTGCGCGTCGTCGCCGCGGCCCGCTGCGCACGCGCTTGTGCTTCTGCGCGGGAGAGCTCGTGCCAAGACAGGCCAGTGGTCATCGGCCGGCGCGGACGGGTTCGGGGGCGGCGCCGTACCAGCACTTCTCGCCGATGCGTTCCTCGACGCCGACTACGACGTCGGCGAAGGCCTTCTCGACGACGTCGTCGAGCCGTTCGAGTTTGTAGCCGATGGCCAGCTGCCCGTCGCGGATGCGGTAGCGCAGCCTGGCGTCGAGCGTGACCGGGTCGGTGCCCTCGAATACGCGGAGGGCGACCTGGAACGTCTCGGGGATCTGCAGGTCGCCCTTCTGGCCCGCGCGGGCGTCGACGGTCTCCTCGTAGCGCAGCGCGACCTGGCCGTCGGTCAGCCGCTGCTTGCTTTTGAACACGCCGTTGGAGGTCGCCTCGATGCTCTGGGCGATTTCGAGCATGGTGGCGTGGTCGGGGTTGACGATGTCCAGGTAGTTGTCTTCGAGGAACTCGGCGAAGTCGACCTGGCCGGTGAGCTTGCCGTTGCGGGCGGTCCACGCTTTGTACTCGTGGCTGTGGCGCAGGTCGAGCTGGGCGCGGTGGTCGCCCCAGCCGGGGAAGCCGGAGTGCTCGTCGGTGACGGCTTCGGGTTGGGGTTGGTGGCCGTTGACGACGGCGACGACCTCGCCGTCGCGGACGTCGGCGTAGACGGCGGTGCCGGCGATCCGGTGGGTGGTGACGTAGTCGCCGAGGCTGGCGGCGTCATGGAAGACGACCGTGCCGCGCTTGCGCTGCGGTCGGGGTTCGTACCGCTCGAGGTCGATCGTCTTGTGGCTGGCCCCGTCGGGCACGAGCAGGCCGACGACGCTGGCGAGCTGGTCGAGGTCATGGGGTTGGCCGGCTTCGCGAGCGACGGCGGCGACCGCGCCGGCATCGCTGGCAGCGTTCAGGATCTCGTCGTCGCTGACGGTCATCGGCTGGTCTCCTCACGGTCGGGGTCAAACAGCGGGTTGGCGTGCGGGTCGTTGCGGACGAGCGTGCAGTCGGCGTCGGCCCAGAAGATCTGCTCGGGCGGGACGGGCTTGGGGGGCTTGACGTCGGCGTCGCAGGCGACGGTGAGCTGTTCGCCGGCGTTCGCGCCGGCGGGTTTGACTTCGACTTTGAGCTGCAGGGTGCCCTTCTTGCCATGCTCGACGACGGCAGCGACGAGGTCGCGGAGCTGTTCGCCGAGCTCGACGTCGAGCTGGCCGCGCTGGTAGGCGAACAGGAACTGGGTGAACGGCTGCGGGCTGCTGTCGGGGTCGGTCACGCGCTACTCCTTCTTCGTTACGCGGTTCACGTCAGCACCTCGGTCGACCGCTGGCCTCGCGGGCCCTCGGAGGGGTCGGCGAGGTCTACGCCGTTGTTGGCGAGGTCGCCGGCGACGGCGG